TAAAATGTTGTGATGGGACGTTATGGGCGCAAGGAATCGGAAATATCACACGCGCACCGGTTTCAACGGATGTTTTTTTGGCGCAAGAAAACGGCGATTTAATATTACAAGAAAATAATTATAATATAATACCATAATGGCAAATTTAAAAATAAGCGATTTACCAAATACAACCGAATTATTGGGTGGTGAACTATTCGCAATCGTTCAAGGGGGTGTTACCAAACACGCGACATTGAATCAAATTGACAATTATTTAATACCAACACCGTTGACGGTTTCCGCCGGTGTTACGGTTGATTTAACGGGTGATCCATTTGATGATGCAATTTTAATAAAATTAAGTTATGATTCAACGGGTGGCGGACAACAAAATATGACATTGAATTTACCGGATGCAACATTACCATTAAATACCAATCGAATAATTCGAATCATTTCAAATGGTGGTTTCGCAACAAACACAAAAGTGAATTTAACACCAATTAACGGACAAACATTGGATGGTGTTGCATTGCCGTATGTGATCAATAAACCGTATGAAGGAATTCAAATTTGGAGTGACGGAATTCAATGGTTTGTCATTCAAAAAAAGGGATAATTTAAAAACCAAAAAATAGTAAATGCAAAATAAAACCAATAAAACGTTATATTAATATGAAACCACAACAAATGATTAAAGAAATCAAAACAATGTTGGGCGTTGAAACCGAAAAGGTGAATCTCGCGCAAATGAAACTTGAAAACGGAACGGTTTTGGAATCGGATTCGTTCGAACCGGAAAACGAAGTTTTTATCGTAACTGACGACGAACGCGTTGCGCTTCCGGTTGGTGAATACGACTTGGAGGATGGAAAAATTTTGGTAATAATTGATGAAGGAATTATCGCCGAAATCAAAGATGCCGAAACCGAAGAACAAACACCGGATGCGGAAATAACACCGGTTGAAGAAATCGAAGTTGAAGCGGAAGACGAACCGAAAAAAGACGCGGAACAATTCGCAACAAAATCGGAATTATCGGAAGTTAAAACAATGGTTGAAGAAATCAAAGCGATGATCGAAGAAAAAATCGCCGACAAAATTGAAGACGTGAAAAAGGATGAATTAAAATCCAATGTTGAACCGGCATCAAAACCGATCAAACACAATCCGGAATCAAAACAAACAAAAAAAACGAATTTATATTCAACAAAACGTTCGATGACAACATTGGACATAGTATTAAGTAAAATAGCAAACAAAAAATAAAAAAAATGGCACAACCAACTATTACATCAACTTATGCTGGGCAGTTTGCTGGGGATTACATATCTGCAGCACTTTTAAGCGGTTCAACAATTGAAAACGGTGGTATTGAAGTAAAACCAAACGTTAAATTCAAGGAGGTAATTAAAACGGTTTCAACATCCGGTTTAATTGTTGACGCGGATTGTGATTTCGTTACAGCCGGAACGGTTAATTTAAACGAACGTATTATTGAACCAACCGAATTTCAAGTAAATTTGGAATTATGTAAGAAAAATTTCCGTTCGGACTGGGAGGCGGTTGAAATGGGATATTCTGCATTTGACAATTTACCACCAAGTTTTTCGGATTTCTTAATCGGACACGTTTCCGGTAAAGTTGCCGAAAAAACGGAACAAAACATTTGGAATGGTGATTCGGTTAATGCCGGAGAATTTGACGGATTCAAAAAATTAATTTTGGCGGATGCAACATCACAAAAAATCGTTGGTGTGGCAATTACTGCTGCTAATGTCATCGAAAAAATGGGTGACGTTGTTGATTTAATCAATCCATCACTATATGGAAAAGAAGATCTATATCTTTACGTTTCACAAAATGTTGCACGTGCTTATGTTCGTGCATTGGGTGGTTTTTCATTATTGGGGGGTGCAAATGGTACCGACAACAAAGGAACACAATTTTATGGTGGCGGTGAATTAACATTTGACGGTGTTAAAATATTTGTTGCAAACGGATTGGCAAACGATACGATGATCGCCGGTCAAAAATCAAATTTATTCTTCGGAACGGGTCTTTTATCGGATTCAAATGAAGTTAAGGTTTTGGATATGGGTGACTTGGACGGATCGCAAAATGTTCGTGTGATAATGAGATTCACAAGTGGCGTACAATACGGAATTGGATCAGATTTAGTTATCTATTCTTAATTAATATTAACCAATAAAACACGGGATGGTTTGGCGCGATCCAATCATCCCGTTTTTTTTTAAAAACATAAAAATATGGCTTGTTTATTAAATACCGGACGTAAGGTTCCTTGCAAATCGGCAGTAGGTGGAATCAAAACCGTTTATTTTGCGGATTACGGAACACTTGGCGCGGAAACACTTGATGCCGATGATGTGATCACCGGATTAGCCGGAACACCGGTTTGGTATCAATATGACGTAAAAGGAACAACATCGTTGGAATCAACCGTGAATTCATCACGTGATAATGGTACAACCTTTTACACACAAACGTTAAATTTAACAATGACGTTTTTGGATGCACCGACACGAAACGAATTAAAGGCTTTGGCACACGGTAGACCGCATATCGCAATAGAAGATTACAACGGAAATGTCTTTTTGGTTGGATTAGATAATGGCGCAGAAGTTACAGGCGGAACAATTGTCACAGGCGCTGCGATGGGCGATTTAAGTGGCTTTACACTTACGTTTGAAGCGATGGAAAAAGATCCACCGTATTTCGTAACACCGTCCGTTATAACGGCTGATGTAAATCCAACACAAATTGATCCAACGGCATAATTTTTTTTGTATCAATTAATAAATAATTAAAGGGGTGTTTTTTCATCCCTTTTTTTGTACGTGGGTTTTTGATGTGTTTTCACAATACAAAATCAACCGTTTTGTTCGTTATATTGATATGATACATTTAAAACCAATCGACACGGTTCAATCGATTTATGTTATTCCGCGAAATGGCGACATTTTAACGCCGATCGAAATTGAATTGACATTACGTGACGATCAAACAAATAAAACGCTTAAATACGTTCCGGATGTCGTTGAAACACGTTTTGATGGCAATTATATCATCATTCAAGACATTTTTGCATTGGTTGAAGGTCATTTTTACGATTTAACCATTAAAAACACATCCGATTCCAACGCAATAATCTATAAAGATCGAATTTTTGCAACAAATCAAACGATTGATCAACCTACAAATCAATATTATTCAATAAATAAAGATCAATATATTGAACATTCATCCGAAAACGATTACATCGTATTATGAAAAAACACATAAAAAAAGCACAAAGCCGAATTGTTGATCAAAAAACACCGAAAACGGGATCAAATATCAACGTTGTAAGTTTATCAACATACACATCACCGAAAATTGTTGAACAAAAAAACCGCGATTGGGTTCTTTATGGTTCGGATAACAACTATTTTCAATTTTTGATCGATCGTTACAATGGATCGCCGACAAATAACGCGGTGATTAATGGTATTTCACAAATGATTTACGGAAAAGGATTGGATGCAACGGATTCAAATCGAAAACCGGATCAATATGCACAAGCAATTTCATTATTTAAAAAGGATTCCGTTCGAAAATTGGCGTATGATCTTAAATTAATGGGACAATGTGCGATTCAAGTAATTTATTCAAAAGATCGTAAAACAATTGCACAAATTGAACATTTACCGATTGAAACATTACGATCGGAAAAATGTGATGATGACGGAAACGTTTTGGCATATTATTATTTTCCGGATTGGGCAAATATTAAACCATCGGATGCACCACAACGAATTCCATCATTCGGAAATTCAAAAGAATCGATTGAAATTTTGTATATTAAACCATATCGTGCCGGATATTACTATTATTCACCGGTTGATTATCAAGGTGGGTTGCAATATGCCGAATTGGAGGAAGAAATTTCAAACTATCATTTAAATAATATATTAAACGGATTGGCGCCGTCTATGTTGATTAATTTCAATCAAGGCGTACCAAATGACGAGGAAAGAACATTAATTGAATCACGTATTCAACAAAAATTTTCGGGATCATCCAACGCAGGTAAATTCATTTTAAGTTTTAACGATTCAAAGGAAACCGCAGCCGAAATCACACCGGTTCAATTATCGGACGCACATAATCAATACCAATTTTTATCCGACGAGTCAACCAAAAAAATAATGGTCGCGCACCGTGTCGTTTCACCGATGTTGTTAGGGATCAAAGATTCATCCGGTTTAGGAAACAATGCCGATGAATTAAAAACCGCAACATTATTAATGGACAACACCGTGATCCGTCCGTTTCAAAATTTATTGATTGAATCATTTGATCAAATTTTGGCATTCAATGGAATTTCGTTGAATTTATATTTCAAAACATTACAACCATTGGAATTCACGGATTTGGAAAATGTTATGGATGATGAAACAATGGAGGAAGAAACCGGCGTAAAATTATCCGCCGAAATGAACGATGAAATTGCAAATCATTTTTTGGATGAATTGGGTGGTGAATTAATCAATGATGATGAATGGGAATTGGTTGACGCGCGTGAATTTGATG